GCACAGCATCTTGGTTTTACGATTTATGGTGTTACGTTCCAGAAGATACATCAGGTGATTGGAAACGCTGGAGCTTCACAACAGTGGAAGGGGGTAATGTTCCAGCCGAAGAAGTTGAAGCAGCCAAGGCTCAATTAGATAGAAGAACATTTAAGCAAGAATTTGAAGCAAGTTTTGAGAATCTCACTGGTCTCGTTGCAGTCTCCTTTTCAGATTCCAACATTTCTACCGAAGCCGAGGACATATCTATCGCCCCACTCCTCCTGGGAGTCGATTTTAACGTAGATCCACTCTGCGGAATCTGCGCTGTCCGCCACCGAGACATCCTCTACATATTCGATGAAATAATAATGACGGGCGGAGCAACAACCTGGGATTTCGCAGAAGAAGTCGTAGACCGATATGGTGTGGAACGCAGAGTAGTAGCTTGCCCCGACCCAACGGGTGCAGCCCGAAAAACATCAGGAGTCGGATCAACGGACCACAGTATCCTACGCAAAAGCGGATTTACAGTATCCTCCCCACGCTCTCCCTGGAAAATCCGAGACAAAATCACCGCAGTAAACACTGCACTATATGACGCAATGGGCGAACGCAGAACTTTAATCCACCCCAGATGCAAAGAATTAATAAAATCTCTCCGCACCCTGACTTACGCACCAAACACAGGTATGCCTAATAAAAATCTTGGAGTGGACCACGCTTTCGATGCTTTCGGCTACCTCTGCCTACAACAATTTAACCTTGCAAAACCAGAGACACTAGGCCAAACTTCGTTTAGAATATACTAAGATACCCTTTTTGCTTATGGCCTACGGAATGTCAACAACAAAAAAGAAAAAGAAGAAGAAAAAGGGAGGAAAGAAGAGACATGAATGTACCTGTTAACAAAGCGTTATACTCTAGGGTAAAAGCAGAAGCAAAACGTAAATTTAAAGTTTACCCCTCTGCTTACGCAAACGCTTGGCTGGTACGAGAGTACAAAAAGCGTGGCGGTACATATCGCACAGAGGCAAAGAAACGTGGCAAGAAGTAGTGGCGGTCTGACCCGTTGGTTCAAGGAAAAATGGGTAGATGTCAAAACTGGCAAACCTTGTGGACGCTCCAAAGGCGAAAAACGAGGCTACCCCGCCTGTCGTCCAAGTAAACGTGTCTCAAGTAAGACACCTAAGACTGCTTCTGAAATGTCAAGTGCTGAAAGAGCACGTTTCAAACGTGAAAAAACAGGCAGCAAAAAGATAACATACCAACATAGACGTAAAAAACGTAAAAAAAGGAGTTGAACATGGCTAAATCTGCTGCTATGAGTAGGTGTATGGGTTACATCTCTACTGTTAAAAAGAGTAAAAAGAAAAAATCCACTAAGAAATCTACAAAATCAAAGAAAAAATGACTGAAATCACACCAGAAATGCTAGACATCATCGAAAAGGTCAAAGGCAAGCGAAATCCTGCTCTCTGGGATCCCAGATGTGAACAATATCAAGTAAAAAACAAAAAAGGTACTGTAAAAAAGTCAACAACAAGTTAAACTAATCTTAAATACTCTTTTTTCTTAGGACAATGGCATTTTTTCGTGGAGAAGAAGGTTCTGTTAAGTTTAAAAATGGAACTGGAACAACAGAAGCAATAGTTTCTACTACTGGTTGGACATTAGATACAACAAAAGATACCTTAGAATGTACAGGACATGGAGATACTTTTAGAAAGTACGTTGGTAGTTTAATGTCTGGTTCTGGCACTATTGACTTTTTATACACCGCAGCCAGTGGTAATGAAACAGCAAATTTACTGGCAGATGTTTTAACAGCAGAAGATCCAGCAGATGCACAATTTGAATTATTTTTAGATACTTCTGGTACTAAAAAAGTAAGTTTCAATGGAATTGTCACAGGAACAAGTCTATCTGCAACAACAGGTGACATCGAAACTGTGAGTGTAAGTTTCATTACCTCTGGTACTATTACTAACGCTGCATAATGCCTTTAAAATCCTACTCAAAGAAGCAACGTAAACTTGCTGCGGTTGCTCCCCCGAGAGATAAGATTACGGCTGCTGATCTTAAGAAACTTAACGCTAAAAAGAGAAAGAGGAAAAAGAAATGAAAAGAAAAGAACTTACGGCCAGGCAAAAGACTGCTTTAGCGAATCATAAGAAAAAAGGTACTCATACTGCACAGCACATGGCAGTCATGAAGAAAGAGATGCTAAATGGTAAAACATTTATGGAAGCACATAGAATAGCCATGAAGAAGAAAGGAAAGTAATGCCACGCAAAAAAGGAGTCAGTTTATCAGTAGGAAGAGGCGAAAAGTCCAAGAAAGGAGGACTGACTGCTAAAGGACGAGCAAAGTATAATAGAGCCACAGGAAGCAACTTAAAAGCACCAGTAACAGAAAAGAATCCAACAGGAAAAAGAGCAGCAAGAAGAAAGAGTTTTTGTGCGAGAATGAAAGGAGTTAAAGGTCCAATGAAAGATAGTAAAGGCAGACCTACAAGAAAAGCATTAGCATTAAGGAGATGGAGGTGCTGACATGACTTACGCTGTTCCTGGCCCAATACGAACAAACATAATATCTTCTACTTCAGCAGGAGGAGATGATAGTCCTTTCACTAGAACCAGAGCAGTTCTGGACATGATGAAAGGGTGGGAAATAATGAAAGCTGTCACCGAAGGCACTGACTACCTAAGGCAAAACAGCGAAGCATTTTTACCGCTAGAACCAAGAGAAGATTATGACGCTTACCTTGCGAGAGTAAACAGAGCAGTATTCAGTCCTTTTACACAAAGATTAATAAGAGCAGCAACAGGATTAGTTCTCCGCAAACCTATAACACTAACAGGCGATCCATACTGGACTGAAATGTTCAAGATGGACGTTGACGGCTGTAAGTCAGATTTAGATGAATATGCAAGAAGAGTCTTAATGTGTTCATTAACTTATGGTCAAAGTCATATCCTTGTTGATTATCCAGCACCATCAGGAGCAAGAAGTTTAGCAGAAGAAAGAGCACAAGACCGTAGACCATATTGGATCGAAGTAGATCCCACCAATCTTTATGGCTGGCGATTAGATAGAGAAGCCAATTATGGCAACTTGATACAGGTGAGACTGGCTGAAAAAGCAGTACTACCAAGCGGTCAATTTGGCGAGCAAGTATTTGACCAAATTAGAGTCATCGAACCAGGTAGATACAGAGTATTCCGTAAAAAAGAACAATTAGAGGAAATGTACGATGTTTCTGATAATAGTTCTGTAGGTGAATTTGAAGTAGCCACAACTCAAAAAGATTATAAACAAGTCGAATCTGGCAGTTTTTCTCTTGGTGAGATACCATTAGTTACTATTTACTCTGGGAAAACAGATAATTTAGTCAGTAAACCGCCTCTACTCGACATCGCATATTTGAATCTTGCACACTTCCAAAGACAGGCAGACTTAATACATAGTTTACACGTTGCATCACAGCCAATGCTTGTAATGGAAGGTTATGACGATCAGACCAAAGACCTTGCCATATCTGTAAATTACGCAATGGCAACACAACCAGGTAATAAAATTTACTATGTAGAGCCAGCCAGCAGTGCCTTCGATGCTCAATCAGCCGAAATAAAAGAACTACAAATGCAAATGGCTACTTTAGGCATTAGTACATTATCACAACAGAAATTTGTAGCCGAATCAGCAGACGCTAGAAGATTGGATCGGGTAGATACTAATTCAATGCTCGCAATGGTATCTATGGAATTAGAACAAAAACTTCAAAAGGCTTTCAATCTCTCGGCTGAGTATGTTGGAATTGAACCACCAGAAGTTAAAATCAGCAGAGACTTCGACATAGAAAGATTGATCGGACAGGATATTACAGCCTTAACATCACTATTCGATCAACAAGTCATTGATAGAGAGGAGTTCAGGGATATTCTGGTACAGGGTGAGGTGTTACCTAACGCTAATGAGGTCAAACCAGAATAAGCTGCTAGAATATTAGATAAGTACTTTAAAACTATGGCTAAATCTTTGGACAAGGTTCTTCAATCTGATGGATCTTATAAGTGGGAACTTGTAGAACACGCTTCTGAGGCATCAACAGAAAAGGCGAAGAAACCTGCAAAGAAAGCAGTCAAAGCTGAAACTACTACAAAAACATCAACTGAAAAGTAATTTATGGCAATCGAAGAAAAAGTAATTCAGCCTGAGTCCGTGACCAGTACTGAACAGCCCGTGGCTGAAACTCCTTCACAACCACAAGCTCCAAACCTAGATGCTATCAAGGCAGAATATGAGTCACAGGTAGCTGCTGCTCGTAAAGAAGCTGCTGAAGCACAGGAAAAGTTTCAGGGAATTAAGGGCAAGCTAGACGAAGTTTACAAACAAAGAGAAGAGAAACGAACCAAAGAATTAGAAGATCAGGGTCAGTGGAAAACTCTTTGGGAAGAAGCCAACAAAACTGCCCAGGAAAAAGATCAGCAAATAATGACTCTATCCCAACAACTAGAAGAAATGAAAACTTCTAATGAAGTTGCCTCTACAAGAACTACAGCACTAGCAGCTATAAGTAATGTTGGAGCGATAAACGCAGAACAGACCTTGTCATTGTTACAGGGAAAGTTACAAAAGAACGCTGAAGGCAAAGTAGTTGTTCTTAATGGTGGAGTTGAACAGGATCTTAATACTTATCTCAGCAGTCTCAAAAATCCTGGTAGTGGTTGGGAACACCATTTTAAACCAAGTAGTGCTGCTGGCATGGGTGCAAAACCAAGTCCAACATCTAATGCTGGTGGAGGTCAGGTAAACCCCTGGAAAACGGGCAATCTCACTCAACAAATGATACTATTAGAACAAGACCCACAGCTTGCAGCAGTGCTCAAGCAAGAGGCACAAAAATAGTTAGTTTCCGTGAAACTAATCCCCTTGTCCGTGGCTAGGGTATCGCAAAATTTTAAAGGTAATCTGAATGGCTGCTCCGTTTCAGAATTATTCTGGCGGTGTCCTACTAGCGGACATCGTTAAGAGAAATAA